ATAATTCTTGTGCTGAATTTATAGCTTGTGTGTAATAGGGTTTTATAAATTCTGATGGCTCTGTGGATGATGTTGTTGTTACACTAGAGGGGTTACTACCTTTTGACATTACTTAATCTCCTTAGTTAATATTATTGCTTTCATTTTGAATCCTTTTAATTTTCTTACCCATCCTTTACGTCCAGCGACTTCAAGGTGAGTACAATTATTTCTCTTAGCAAATTCTTCTATGACTTCTTGTATTCTTGATAGCCAATTATTTAAATTCGTTCCACCAGCTAAAAAATATCTTAGTGTTTTAGTTCTTGGGTATTCGCAAATTTCAGTGACAACAGCACTTTCAACTTTATTGTCATTCCAACTTATAAAAAGCTGCATTTTCTTATTAATTAAACCATACAAAATATCTTTAATTTCATATGTTTCGTCTAATGCTTTTTCTAGTAATGGAGCTACTTGAGCCCAGATTAAATAGATATCTTTAACGGGTACTCGTGTACAAACATTATCCAATAATGCAGTAGGCGAGGTTTTGGTCTGAGTTGCTTGAACTTGCATGTGTTAATGTTGCGCTCCCGGACGCTCTAGCAGAAATATGCATTCCATTTAAAGCTGTTCTGCCATTAGCAGTTATGGGCATAAATAGAATTATAGAATTACCACCAAGTCTTGCGTCTGTTAATGTTGTCGATGTTGCAGATGCACTTAAAGTAATAGAACCGGTTGAATTTAGTTTACCATCAATCGTGCTGTTTAGAGCCTGGGCAACAAGTCTTAAATGTTGTGTATTATCACCCATTTGTAAGGGCACATTTAAAAACTGATTAGACATTATCTTTTACCTTCTGGTCTAGCCTCTACGTCAATTCCAAGAAGTGTAGAAAAGTTTCCAACAACTTTAACTCTTAGTCTATGGTACCTACTAGTCTGTCTTAGTGGGCAATCGCCACTTTCTGTTAATGCAACTGCTGTTCCTACATTTAAAGAAGCAGCTTGAGAATCTCTAGATATTGGAGTTACTGTAATTACTGATGTTTCACCATCAAGATCTACAATAGGCCTACAATTAATTAATGTTGATCTTTTATTTTCTATGCCTTCAAACTCGCTTGAATCTATTGTAGCTGATAGAGAAGCACCTAAAAATTTACCAAATTTATTATTTTCATCAAAGCCTGATAACCCTACGATACCACTGCCATAAAAATAACTATCTAAACTTTTTGGTAGTGTGTCTAGACTTCCTAAAACATCTAAAGACTCCAAAGTTGTAAAACCTTGTTGTGAAGCTGTGCTAATAAACTGTAAAGATAATCCTGATCCGGTAGACCATTTATCAATAGCATAATTATAAATTAGTAATTTATTATTAATTGATCCAGCACTTGTAGCACCAGAACCTCTATAGCTCCATAAGACTATAGAATTATTAGGATCAGTAGCGCTTGTAATACCTTCAAAATTAGAAGTTACATCATTGTAAAAAAATTCATTTATACGTCCTGAGCCAATTGGCTTAATATCAGAACCATTTGTTAAAGAGTAAAATCCATCTTGTGCTAAAAAGTAAATTGTATTACCAAAAGATACAATAGACTTTGGTGAAAAAGCACCTATGTCAGCTATTTTACTAAACGTAAAAATTAATGGAGTACCTACATAATCACATCTGTAAATCGCTCTTTCAAAAAATATTATTCCAAAACTTTCATTTCCAACAATTCCGGTTATAGCACCATGACTACCAGGTATATCTTGAAAACCACTTTGTGTACTTTGTGATGGAGTCCACTGTGAAGAGTTATTAAGACCACTCCATTTAACTCTTTGATAGTAAGAAGTTCCAGATTCAACTGTATAAGCTGTAAAAACAAATTCTCTAATAATTGCTAAGTATTTTGCTTTTATGGAAACTAAGTCAGCAAAAGCACTACTACTTGCTTCATTAAATACTTGAATGTTATCAGCAAAATTACTTGCTATAACATTGTCACCAAATTTTACAAATGACCAAAAATCTTTACTACCTTCAGTAGTACTGTTGTTGTAACCGCCTGATTTCGATTTATCTATAAAATTACCAGATGTATTCATCTGATATAATTTTGTTTGATCACCAGAATAATTAACAGTTCCAGCTGCACCAAAAGATGTAAACAATCCAACCGGCTGACTAGCCAAAGCTGTATCACTTAGTTTTACGAAACTTGGAAAACTTTTATAGCCTTTTGCTAAAGGTATAACATTATCTATAGCAACTGATCCTTGGTTTTTATAACTAGGAAGATCTGCTTGTAAATCCCCGAAATCAATCATTAGATCACCGATCTAGAAGAAATTTGAAGAGCATGTGAAGCTGTTCTTCCATTCACAGAAGTTTCATTTGCTCTTTGTATTGACTCTTTATATAAAGTTGACCAAATCGTTAATCTTTCGTCTTGATGTATAAACGGAGCACTTTCAGCTAAAGCTGCATATAAGTATAAATTTGGATAGTTTTGTAAAATATCATTTGTTGTATTAGTTTCAGATAAGGTTGCAATTTTTTTGTAAAAAGCTATTTCTAAATTTGTTGCTGTATCTGGTTTTGGTCCTAAATAAATCTTTGATCCTACTATTGAAAAGAAATTAGGAACACCTGAAGATACGCTTGCATTTAATTGACTAAAGAAATCAAAATTCGATTTATATCTAAGGGTAATATAGGGATCACTTTTATATAAAACATAAATAGCTTCTATAAAACCTGTAGGTAGAGAATAATCTTGAGTTCCACTTACTGTGTTTGTTGTGTCATCAATCGTTTCCATTTCACGTACACGAAGTTCATTATTTAAACGTGTTTCTGCTAAGCTAATAAAATCTGGAATGTAGGAAGTTAAGTCACTTCTATTTAGATAGTTAGCAATTGTTGTTTTTAAATTCGTGTAAGTGTCTATAGACATTTAGGATAGTCTACCTTTCCAAATTCTAAGTTTTTCATTATTGGAGTCATCCAAGTATTTAAATAATCTTGCTCTGTCTAATACTTTTCCGGAGTAACACATAATTCCCATCTTAGCTAACCTTTCAAATTCAATCATTGGAATGCTAGCAAGTCTTCGCATTTTCATATCTTCAAAACCATTAAGTCTAAAATTTTGATTATTTTGATCCTTAACGTTTTGTTCAAGAACTTTTTCTACATCTTGAGTATTTTCAACATGCAGTTTTTTTTCAACTTCATCATAATGTATGATTGATTTTACAGCGGCATTTGCATTACCATCTACGTTAAACTTTGTAGTCATATTAACCTTTAATCGCTGCGTCTATTTGTTGATCTAAAAAGTCTCTTGTTTCTAGTCCTTGTGATCCCATAGCTTTTTGCATTGGGTTAAAAACTTTCATACCACTAGCAATTTTTTTATTTTTGTTTTTATTGCTACCTACTGATTTTACAAGATTACTTTTACCTGGTTTATAATTTTTTTTTCCTGGTTTGAATAACATTTTTTTCTCCTTTTAATTAGTATTGTATAGTTATGTGCCCAACAGCGCCCGCAGAAGCTGCACCATTTTCTGCCCAAATTTTTAAAGTTACATCTGTACTAATCGGATCAGTTTTTAGTGAAAACTTTTCTGATTGTCCTGTCGCTACTCCTGATTTAGTATGATCTGAACCACCAGAAGTTTTTACTTCTATTTTCCAAGTTGTTCCGTCAGGATCAGTAATTGTTCCAGTAACATCTACATCCCATCCACCTGATGCACAACTTTTAGAAACCTTTGCATATCCAGTTTCATCTAATGTAAATTTCATAGTTGAAGTGCTACCTAATAGATTATCAGGTAATTCATTTTCTAGTATTGACATAATTTATACTCCTGTGTTAATGAAAAAAGGGAGGGCATGAAAACCCTCCCAGTCCTTTATTCTGCAAGTAAATTATGCAGTTAAGTTAAATATTCCGTAGTTTGCGTTAGGTGATTGAGCAATTAAACACCACTCAGTTGTAAGTAGCTTTTTCTCGTTATCACCAGCGCTTGCTAGATCTTTAGTCGCAAAAGGGCGCAATTGGCCAAGCGAAAATGTGTCCATCTGTAATATGTCCACACGATTTGCGTTTTGATATCTATCTGGCACGAAGCTTAAAGTTCCGAAATCTGAGATATACAAATCTACAGCACCGGTTGTAGTCATTTCAGATGCTGGCTGATACTTAGAGGCAACACCGGTAAAACCACTAGCAATCTGCTTATGTGATGGTGACATTAATACTGCCTCTGGATTTCCGCCCAAAGTGTATGCTTTTAGAACACCAGCTTTTAGTAATGCTTCAGTAAAAGTTCTATTTGTACCTCCCGCGAATGCGACACCGCCAGCTCCATTGGGACTAGCTGAGTTTGAGTTTCCAGAAAAGTTTGCAGCAGCAGTACTTGTGCCTGGAATGTTTCCGCCATACCACGAAGATAGGGAGGCGGTATTCCTGGCTGTTCCTGATGAACCATTAGCTACAGCTGTATTAAGACCAACAAGCATAAGCTCCATGTCTCTTTTTAGCTCACGACCAGCTTTAGAAAGTTGGTAGGCCATTTCTGTGCCGCTTTTTCCAGCTTGATCCACTGCGTCTACAGTTCCAGAAACAGTGATTGCTTTTGCAGATATAACTGTTCTGTTTGAAAGTTTAACAGTTGCAGATCTGTCTAGAGCTGCATAGTCATCACCCTCTTTTTGTGCGTTTGAAGCAGCATCAGCAAGTGAGTCTGTGCTCCATTCGTGTAATGTTTGGCTTACAGAGGTCTTACCAATTCCTGAAAGGAATGGAACTTCTGTAGGCGCGATATTGTAAATAATGTCTTCAAAACTTTCTTTCATTGAGTTGGAATCAAAAGTCTCAAAGGTATTTGATGGCACTGCCATATTTATCTCCTTTTTTTATAGATAGATTTATCTAAAGTTTATTGTTATTTAAAAGATCTTCTAAAACCGATGTAGCATCTTTTACACTGCCCGATTTCTTCAATCTGTCCATTTTTGATTTCATACGTTTAGAACCTTCAGCGATGTCTTCCACTTGATTAGTACTACTCATGGTTTTTGGAACTGCATTAACTTTTTTACTTTTGATTTTGCTATCACGAAGTCTTTGATACTTCATAGCATTAGCAAGTAATAAGACTGAACGATGGTCAACTAACATGCCAATCTCTTCGGTAGTGAAACCTTGAGATTTTGCAAATTCAACCAATTCAGTTCTAAATGCTGGTCCTTTATTTACGTCTGCATAAATAGGTAAAGCGTTTTCCAATTTAGTTCTTTCAGAACTAATGTACTGATCGTAGATACGATCTTGCTCACCTTTTTTTTCTTGATAGACGCGAGCTTGTTCTCTTTGAGCTTCTACAAGAGCTTCTTTCTTTTTATCAGATTCAGCTTTTGCACGAATATATTCATTCGGATTAGTTTGTAGAAGTTTATCGAGTTCAGCTTCTTGAGTTTGGGTACTATTTAAAAAGTTTATAACATCATTAAGATTTGCTTCGTATAAATCTCTTTTTTGCTTAGCCTCTTGATACTCTTTTGTAAGATTATTTTTAATTGAATCTATCTCTTTTTTTTCTTCCGAAAGTTTCTGAGTTTTTTGAGTATAATCCTTTTGCATAAGTCTTTGCTTTTTAAGATCTTCTAAAGGTACTTGCTCACCATCAATGTTGATAAAGTCTTCAGTTTTCTCAATTGGCACTTCCTCATCCAATAGGTCAATAAGCTCAGCATCTTCACCTAATTCATCATTGTTCTTTTCAGAAGTGACTTCTTCAGATTTGGACACATCGCTTTCGGTTTCTTGATTTCTTGAGGCATTAGGATCTAATCCTAACAGATTTTTCAAGTCACCTACTGCATCACTTGGGTTATTGTATATTTTACGCTCAACTGTTTCCTGTGTAACGGGATTATCAGTTGCAGAGTCCACTTGGGATTGTTCTGACATCTTAACTCCTTATTTATGATTTGTTGTTTTTTGTTGCAAGTTTTCCTGTTTCTAAAACAGTTTGCAATTCGTTCACAACAACTTCTAACATTTTTCTCATTTTCCAAATGTCTTCTCGTTGTTCTGAATTTTGTGTATCTGAATTTATCCATTCGTTCATAAGTTCAGATCTAATTTTGTTTATTGATTCTACAAAAATATCATTTTGTAAAATTTCTTTTGCTATTAATCCTCTTTGGATTTCATTATCTGCCGCCATAAAAACCACCTAGTTTTT